CTTGTTCTGCCATAACATTGCACATTTAAGGGGCATAATTTCCGGATGGAAATATTACCCGATTTAACATTTTAATAATTAACTCGTTTTGTAAATTATAAATCAAATTTTTCCGTAATATCTGAAGAACTCAAAAGGAGTTCTCACATCAAGATAACCGTCTACCTCTTCGTTGGCTTCCGCTTCCATTTCAAACGCTGAATTTCCGTAAGCCTTATCACCTACATTTATCCAACACCGGTTACGGCATAAGTGATACATGTAGGATATTGCGTACTCCAACCCATACTGAAGGTAGAACCACAACGGGCAAAGTAGATATACCCATAAGTTGAATCCGGTAAACAGCATGATTAATGTCAGCAGCACAGCCGATACAATCATACATTCTTCCCATTGGCGCACATGAATCGCCTCATGATTGAGCGTGCTCTGCTTCATCTCCTCCTTGCTTTTCTTCGTAAAGACGAAGCATCCCAATGTGATGGTGCTGTAACCCTGCCACAGCAGCCATTTCGCAATTTTGCTTTCATAAAACACTTTCATAACACTGATATTTAAAATTATAATTGAACCCATGTTGTGCCTCCATCCGAAGTCCTGTATATCCCGGAACTGTTTATTTTCAAACCGAAATTGCCTGATACGGCATAGAATACCTCTTTGGGTGAATAGACTGCCCCTTTGGATTCCAGTTTGAGACAGCCATCTATCAATGTCGCGATACTATATACATATCTGATAATGTTATCCAGATTCGAATATTGGGAATGCCTTACTCTTAGCCCGTCCAAACCGAGCCGCATAAAGCTCCCGTTCAAATCAAGCCTTCCGGAATCAGCCATCTTAGACCCTAACCCGTCGGAATTTATTTCAATGCCGCCTATGGTGAACCTCTTTTCATCTCCATTGATTTCGATTGTCGGATTCCCATCGCTATCCCTTGCCAATACGTTCTGCACCACCAAATCATCCACAAGGATTTCATCGGCACGTATCTTTCTCACTAAAGCCATATCCATAGCCACAAACATAAACTGCTGTGCCGCCTCCCAATTAGCATCACCGTCTATCGAGGTAGGTGCGACAGTGACAGAAGTACCGTATGCCCGTACCCTGAACGGAATGGTGCGATTGTTGAATGTGGCCAGTACGATGTCATGGTAATCTTCATTCCACACATACGTGTTGCCCTTGGCGAAAAAACCTCTCGGACGCGGCTCACTGGCATCCCGTCCGCTTGAACCGTCATAACTTACACCCACGGACATCTCCGCAATGAAACTGTCATTCCATGCCGAAGCGTCAGCCTGGCTCTGGTAACAGCGGACAGAGAAAGTTGAATACCCAGCCGAAGCGTTGACCGTAATCTCGGAAGCCCTCGAAGGCCCTGCGATGGCGCTCCATATCCCGTTGCTGTAACCTCTCGCTGCCAGATATCCGTCCGGATAAGTCAATGTGGCGCTGCCGAGCGTCCGCTTGGCATACACCCGGAAAGCCGAAGGAACAAGCGACCCGGCACTGCTCACCCGTATATTGCTGCATGTACTGATGAGATAGACCATGCCGCCATCCTGGGTAAGCTGCTCCCATTCGTCGGTGTTCACTTCTTCCGTAATGATATAGCCGTAACTCTTTCCACCGTTCTGGGTCTGAGTGATTCGCCTCCCGTCATGAGTTGTCTGAGTCCATAGAGGTGGATTCGAAGTATCAACCTTGGAGAGCCAGGAGCGACTCCCCATCGTACAGATGGTGAGCTTTTTATATGGAGTATTAGCGGTTCTCCACTCACCGCCAGCCTTGACTGATTCGCCGTCACCGCCCGGTTTTCCAGGATTACCGTCGGTACCGTCCACAACCATAGGAATAGTTTCCCGGTCCACGACCTGCCCACCCACGTAGAACACGAACTGCAGCTGCGTCGTGAAGTTCTTCGGGGAAATGGCCGTGCCGTTCTGTATTTCGACCTCCGAACCACCGTCCTTACTGTATTTCAGCACACCATCCGTCGTAACAGCTGTACTGCCACCGACCGACTTGGTACGTGTACATGACACCCCGGCTACACTATAAGTGCCGTCCTTCCGCTTGCTTACCGATGAGACGGAAGGCACCAGCCTATAAAGTACCGCATCACTACCCGGATTGCCGGCACGCACCCCCGTAATGGTGAACACCAGCTCACGGCTTATATCCGTATCCTGTACCGTAGCCGTAACGGTTATCCTGACCTCTGAGCGTGCAGGCATCGAAATGCCGGAAGCCACGGTAAACGCTATCACACCCGTATTGACATTGTAGCTCTCCGTGACACCGGAGGGCGTCACGCATGAGATGGACTTGAGCTGTAGTTTCTTCGTACCATACCACATGCCGACGGTTGTATTGAGCACGGACTGCGCAACGGTCTTCCCCTCGTATGTCAACGCCACACTCTCCATCTCGTTGTCGAAATCGGCTACAATGGCCGACTCGCCGTCAAAGCCCCACTTGGCCCAGATGGCTGCCGGTGAAAACGCGCTCCATACACCGTCCTTCTTAGTCCGGCAGCAAGCCCACTCGTATGGCAGGGATTCGGAAACTCCAATCGGGTCATCGTGCCAGCCAGACGGAACATAGTCATCCACCTGCGAAGTGGCTGGCGTGGAAGGTGTTATGTTCTCTGTCGTATGCTTGAATATCCACTCATAGCCTTTTCCATCCTTACCGTCCTGGCCGTTCTCCACCAGCAGCTCATATTCAGCGGTATTTAGGTCTCCGGTAATGGTATAACCGTAGGACTTGCCGCCGTTCTGGGTCTGCAGGATGCGTCTTCCCTCATTGGTCGTCTGAGTCCACATCGGAGGATTGTCGGTACCATCAGGAGCGATGCAGAGGAACACACGTCCGGCCATCTTGGTAATACCCATGTAAGGTATATGCTTTCCGGTCTGCCAGTCACCGCAATTAGTAATGCTTGTACCGTCTGCCCCCTTGCTGCCAGTCACACAGATGGCGTTCGTTGTGGTGGAAGTATCGTCAGTAAAGACTATCCTTGTCCGGGTCCAGATATACCATCCGTTTTTCCATGCCGGAGAGGTAGTCTGCCACTTGCCTCCGGTTGTGGTGGCCGATGAAGAGGATAGGTAGTATTCTTCGGTAATGGACTTGATGCCCTTGCCGTCGGCTCCCTGCCCACCACTGATACAAGCCGCTTGTGTGTACTTGACTTCGCCATCAGAATAGACTATCTTTGTCCGAGACCAAATATACTTACCGGCTTCCCATTCAGGGGAGGTAGTCTGCCAACCATCCACCGGGGCAATGACATTCGACACCGATATCGCGTATTCCACATCGGTAGACTTGATACCCTTGCCGCTTTCTCCCTTTGCCGCGTATTTCAACCAATCAGCATTGCCGTCTGCCGGTTCTGTAGTCGAACCTTTCTCGTTTACACATATCCATGAACTGCCGTTATGCGTCACCTCATCGTAATAGGCATACTTCTCACCCTTTTTCCACGTCCCCTTGAACAATGGCACCCGGAAAGCCTCGCCGGTGATGTCATCCACCTGGAATATCTTGCCGGACATGATGACGTGGCGAAAAACAGCCGAATAGTTGTCTGCAGGAATGCCATGCACGGTACGGCCTTTCTTTTTGCCAATCCATGAGACTTCCTGGGCAGGCTCGACATCCCAGGTATTGGCGTGGTCGAAGAAAGTAATGCAGTTGTTGCCGTTAACCGTATCGATAAGAATGTACGTCTGTCTATCCTCATCCGTGAAGTTACCCGTCTGGGCAAGTACCATCGCATCCCCCGGCTTCCAGTCAGTACCTGGCTTCGGCGTCATGACGAATGTCTTGGCTGTATAGTCGGCAGAAGTCACCCGGAACTTCATCTCCTCGAACCCCTGCAGCTTGCCTTCGGCGTTCTTGGTGACGAAGTAAGTAGTAAGTATATCATCCACAAACTGGCTCAGCCCGTCGGCATCCGTCAAGTCTGGAGTTATGGTATAGCTGCCGTCACCGTTGTCGCTCCACTCCTTGACCGTACATCCGCCTCCGGGAGAGGCGCACATCCTGCCTTTAAAATAGGTCACACGGTTATAGGCTGCTTCCGGAAAAAACACACGCTTGCGGAAAATGCCCTCTTCCATTTCAAGGATGCCATTCTTATCGATACACCCTCCGGAAATGCCGGTGAGGAATTCGCCGAACTTGGCACAATCTCCGAATGTCATGGGGAAGGGGGTGCCGTCAGCCTGGTCTTTTCGAAGGAACACCTTTGATAATTCTTCGATGCTCATTCCTTGTTGAATGAGTTCAAGAATGCCAATAAATGTCCGTCCAACCCTCTCTGCGGTATTCTCTCCCTCAGAAGAGGCGTTCCTTATCTGTAGAGCAAGTTTCCTTAATATGTCAAGTGTATCAGGCATTATTCACCAAGTACTCTAAAAGTTACACGATTAGCATTAATCCCTCCACTTCCCCTATACAGCGGAAAGTCTTTTTTATTATCATTCAAATACCGAACACATTCTTTCATATACCTATCAGCAACAGAGAAAGCATCATTATAAGCCATAAGTTTCTCCTTAAAATCAGAACGCGATGAATATTCGTTATCTTTATTGACAAATCCAAAACGGGTGACATTTCCATCTCCATTTTTCACGATACGAGCATAGGTATAATATGCTAATGTCGTTTTCAGCCCTACAAAGGAACGTTTGCCTCCACATTCTATGGTATAAGAACTACCATTAAGCAACTCACTATAATTTTCCGGATGTTCTTTCACATCTAAGAATAAAGCATCACCCAAAGCTGACTTCAAATCAATGTTCTCCGACTCCCGAATATATGCCTCTATCTTTTCCGTATCGATGTGTATTGACATCGTACGAGCCAACTTATAGACCTCATCTGTTGTTATTAGACATCGCAGCATTTCTTATATATTTAAGAGGTTGTACACTAAAGTCATTGGAAGGATTGAGAGGTTCATACCAATGCGCAAAAATTTTCTGAAAAGCCCGTTCAATCATGCGTTGTTGCTTTGACACAATAGAGTTATAGTATTCAAAAGCATCTTCCAATATATCCCCAGAAAAACCGACCTTACCAATCCGGATACAATACCAAGGCTCCTGCCCGAAAGCCGAATAAATACGTTCAACCACACTGGCATCAGTAACGGTAAACTCCTTATCATAATTTTTAGGACTAATATCCACAAACTCCGGTTTTTCTTCATCAGATTCCAAGGTTACCTCTAAGACCTTTGTCGCATTGGTGTCTCCTTGTAATTGCACGATAGTATCAGAAAAACCAGTATCTTCGTTAGTCCTATCCTCTTTTATAGGATTTCCGTTTTCATCAAAACGTACCGAAGAAGCACCTTTCTTTGTAATTATCATCCCGGAAGGCATGAAGTTACAACGCACATTACGATACTTCACATTGGCTAATCCCTCATCCGTACTCATTTCCGTAATCACACGGTCAGCTCTTCCGATAGGATACACGAATTTCCCTGTGTTGCTAATCCATAGTATCTGCCCCTTATAGTTTTCAATCCCTCCGGCAGCCCGAATTTGCGCATAGACCACCTCCTTACGTGGATTAAATACATCTATAAACTCCACATTTTCTGGTATTACCTTTATGGCTTTTCCCTGACGGGTTTTCTTTCCTGTCCAATCCGGATGAACTGCGATTTTTGCGATATATCCGGATTCATCCTCCTCCAACAAACGGCAATTTTCAAAGGGGATGTGCTGTACTTCCACTATATCTGCGAACATATTATAATTAACATGTATCGCCATCCCATCGTAATCAGCAACATCCTTGCAGACGAAAGCATGGATGTCATCTGCCGTATCTCCACGGCGGTTAACCACATATTCAGAAAAAGCAACCTCACGAAACCCATTTCCCTCTATGAAATTGGCATAACGTTCTGCACATTCGCTACCCGTTGAACTCGCAGCGATGATATTTCTTAGATGCTGGGGATATAAATTATCATCACCGTAGCTTTGGATGCCAAGATTACGTAAATAGCCCGTGTCAACACGCCTATTACTCTTCTTCTTTAATTCATTTACATTCATCGTTCCGTGAGGTTATTCTTTATTTCACCGTTTCTACGGCTTCTATAGTCTGCTTAGAGTCAACTACAGATTGAGCCTCTTTAATATGACCATCCAATACTTTAGCTGTAACTTTCTTCCCGTTCAGTTTATAAGTCTTGAACGCATCTCTCACAATCTCAGAAGTAGCACCTTCCACTTCAAAGGCTTTCACCAATTCTGAGACCAAAGTTTCATCCAATGGTAAAGCAGGACTCATCCGTCTTTCAACCCTTTTCTCCCAATCGGAAGGCGTTGAAGCAAAAAAGACTATCCCTTTAGGATTTTCCGCAAGATACCTTTCTGCCGCTTCGTCAGTAAGATTGTTGTTGGTGTACATTTCACTACTTCCAAAACCTACTTGGAGCAATACACCATTTTTCAATGCATAACTTGATTTTTCTTTCATTTTTCCATATCTTTTTAAGTACGAATACATTTCAATCACAGCGTCACGATAGCAATCACCACATGAGGTCTTGGTAAATGTCCTACCAAGAACTTCATGAAACATCAGTTCAATGTCTGATTTATCAGAAGAAGAAAGGGAGACCTTATCCCCCAATCTCTTCAACTTATCAACCATCTCCAAGACAAGCATATTCCCTCCTATGCTGCCGGTTGACAGCTGTCTTAGTTGCTTCATAACTCGTCTTGAACAAGAATAATGCAGATTTAGGCGTTTTCTGCTCTTCCAAGGTAACAGCCCATCCACCTTCAGTATCCTCACTATACTTATCGTTGTCGATAGCTGTAGCTGTAAGCCCTTGGTAGTAACCATACACCTGAAAAGCGGCATCACCAGGGTTTCCTTCTTTCTGTAAACCCTTATATTTATTCTCCAACACCACAACATAGGTACCGTTAGCCAATCCGTCAATAACATCAGCGCATACATCCGGGTCGTTTGCCAATATCACAATCGCGACAGTATTGGTAAACGAACTACGATATGTGCCAGCCACTAATGAGGTCTTTGTACCCGTAAATGGATTTTTACCAGGAACAACAACCTTATAAGCCTTCTTCCCGGTTTTCATAGCCAGCGTTTCAATCACATTCTTTTTTGTAGAATTGAATACTGTGGCTGCAAAGTCCACATCCGCACGATTCATTATTACCCCTTCCTGCTCCAATCCTTGTACTACTGGATCATCACACGACGGAACAATATCTTTCTTTAAAATATCATCACATACTCCCATAGAATACCTCCTTTTGTCAATATGCTACTTGCACCAAGTTGTCCTCGCCAATCATAGAACCGAGTTTACCTGTAGAATAGATATAATTCTTACGGGGTTTTCTTTCAAACCAGATATCAAGGTCAGATATCGGGTTATCGCCTTCACAACCGTACATTAAATTGTCCGGAGAACATAGAACCGCACGGTGAGGAAGGTTCAGTTTCGTTTTATCGTTCTGATACGCTTGAATAAATCTATCCCAAATAGAACATTTTACGACCGTAACGCCGTCATACTCTCCTACTTCAAGGCCGTCAAAAATGACCGTCCAAGGCATAATAACCTTATATTTCTCCCTCACATCACGTGACAAAGAATCACATAATGATTTTGTAGCAAAAATTGCATGTCCGGACTTCTGGAAAATACGGCTATCCGCATCTTCAAGCATCGTGTCAAACACAGATGTAGCAACCCCCAATTCTTTCATCTTGGACTTCTGCAAAGCATAAGAT